ACCTTCCTCGGACGGATTCTCGCTGATGGCCGTTTCGAAAAGCGCCGAGGCGAAGGCCCGTGCCGCCGCCGTCCGCCGGGCCCGCGCCGCGCTTGAGCGACTCGTCCCGGACGAGCTGGAGCGCGAGGCCTACGCCGAGGCGGTCGACCGTTACGCCGACGCGGTCGCCCTCGCCGCGAAGCTGCGCGAGGAGTGGGACGGGATGGGCCGCCCGTCGCTCGCCGAGGGCTCGATGCGCCAGCCGATCCCCCACCCGCTGGTCAAGATGATCGCCGACGCCGACGCGGCCGCGGCGAAGTACGCCGCCGCGGTCGGCCTGGACGTCTCGGCCCGCACCAAGCGCGCTCCCGGCCGCCCGGTCGCCTCGGTGTCGGCGCCGGACCGTGCAGCCTCGCCGCCGCGGATGCGGAGGGTGAAGTGACGACGCTCGCTCCCGAGCGCTGCGCCGCCTACGCCGCGGCCACCGGCGTCGACCACTTCGCCTGGTGGGCCGAGACGTACTGCGAGCAGTGGGTCGACGACTTCGCCGGCCAGCCGCTCCGGATCGAGGCCTTCCAGCGCGAGTTCATGGGCGAGGCGATGGCCGTCGACGACGAGGAGCGCTCGGTCTGGCGCTCGGTCGTCCTGGTGCTGCCGCGCAAGAACGGCAAGACGACGCTCCTGGCCGCGTACTCGGTCTACCGGCTACTGCACGACGACGGCGCCCCGGAGATCCTCCTCGCCGCCTCCTCGGACCGTCAGGCCGGGCGCCTGTTCGACTCGGTCGCCTCGTTCGTGCGCCGCTCCCCGCACCTGGCCGACCAAGTCCACATCCGCGACTACATCGGCGAGATCGCCCGTGTCGACGGCGGGGGGAAGATCCTGCGCATGTCGTCCAGCCCCGAGCGGCTGCACGGCTACAACCCCTCGCTGGTCGTGTGCGACGAGCTCGCCCAGTGGACGACGCCGTCCCTTCGCCGCGCATGGGCCGCGCTCACCACCGGCGGCGGGGCCCGTCGGGCCGCGCAGACATTCACGATCACGACGGCCGGAGAGGCACACGATCGCGAGGAGGGCATCCTCGGGCGCATCATCGACGGCAACGAGGCCGCCGGGGAGACCGAGTCACCTCATCCCGGACTCACGATCAGCCGCAACCTCGCCTCGCGGACGCTCGTCTACAACTACTCGGCCCCGACCGCCGACCGGCACGACGTGGCGGCCGTGAAGGCCGCCAACCCGGCGAGCTGGGTCAGCGAGGACTACCTGCGCCGCCAGGCCGAGAACCCCGAGCTCACCGACGCCGAGTTCCTGCAGCTCCACGCCTGCGTGTGGGCGGCCGCGACCGACACCTACATCGCGGTCGATGACTGGCGCGCTCTCGGCGACGGCGGCCCCATCGCCGAGGGACGGGAGGTCTACCTCGGCCTCGACGGCTCGCGCACGCACGACACCACCGTGGTCGCCTGGGCTTCGCCCGCCGAGGACGGGCGCATCGACGTGGACGCGCGGATCTTCTCGGTCCGGCGCGACGCGCCGCACCACGTCCTGCACGAGGGCGGCCGGATCGACTACGACCACGTCGAGGAATTCATCGTGGAGCGCTTCGGCGCGCACCGCGTGATCGAGGCAGCCTACGACCCACGCTACCTCGACCGCTCGGCCGACATCCTGGAGACGCGCCTGCCCGAGGCGGCCATCTTCGACGTCCAGCCGGGCAGCAACCACTACCGCGACGCCCTGGCCGCCTTCGAGCGCGCCGTCGCTGACGGCAGGGTCCGCCACCGCGGCGACCCGCAGATCGCAGCCCACATCGCCGCCTGTAAGGCGACCCAGGACGAGCGCGGGTGGATCGTCCACAAGCGCCGGCACTCACGGCCGATCGACGCCGTTCCGGCGATGGCGCTGGCCGTCTGGCGCGCGTCGCGCCGGGCCGCTGTCCAGCCGTTCCTGGAGGTCTGGTGATGCCGCGCTGGCTCGGGCGCATCCTCTACGCGCTGCGCGGCAAGCGGCGCGTTCGGCTCCACCTTGAGGACCGGCCGGGCGTGCCGGCTCCGAGCATCGAGGGCATCATGCTCGGCCGCTGGTGCGGGCACTACGTCCTGCTCCAGCCAAAGGTGCTCCACACCGAGGACCGGACGATCCCCCTTGAGGGCACGGTCGAGGTCCCGTCCGAGCGAGTCGTCTTCGTGCAGGTGCTCCACGCATGATCCTGGCCACGCGCGAGGGGACCAACGTCCGCACGACGTTCGGTGAGATCGGCATTCCGCCGCGGCCACCGGCGATGGCGGGCGGACAGACCGTCACCCATCATGCCGCCCGCGGCGTCCCGGCCGTGAACCTGGCCGTGAGGATCGCCGCGCAGTCGGTCGCGGTCCTCGACCTGGGCGTCTTCCGCGGCACGGGCCAGACACGCGAGCGCGTCAGCACCGGCTGGCGGGCGCGCCTGTTCGCCGAGCCGCCGAACGGACACCAGACCTGGTTCGAGGTCAAGGAGACCATCGAAGAGTCGCTCTCGTTCCGCGGCAACGCCTTCGTCTGGAAGACCGTCGACCCGGCCACCTCGCAGGTCGTCGAGCTCTGGGCGCTGCACCCCGATCAGGTCGCGCCGCGGATGGATGCCGGCCGCCTGGTCTGGCGCGTCACGGTCGGCAGGGGCTTCGTGGATCCGGTCGGGCAGGGCGATGGCGTCTACACCGTCGGTCCCGAGACCATCCTGCACATCCGCGGTCACGGCGGCGGAGGTGCCATGCTGGCACCCTCCCCCATCGAGCTCCACCGGCGGACGATCGGCGCGGCGCTGGCGAAGATCGCCCATGAGGCCACCACGTACGAGCGCGGCGCGAGCATCGGCCTGGCCGTGACCTACCCGGAGACGATGACCCCAGAGAAGGCGCGGGCCTGGCGCGATCTCTGGCGCGAGACCTATGAGGGGCCGCAGAACGCCGGCCGCACCGCGGTCCTCGGCGGTGGGGCGAGCATCCAGCGCATCGGACTCAGCATGACCGACACGCAATTCGTCGAGGCGATGCAGTTCGGTGTCGAGGAGGTCGCCCGGATCTTCAACGTGCAGCCGAGCCTGCTCGGCGTGCAGCGATCGGACCGTCCGCTCAGCCCAGAGCACGAGGAGGATCGCTGGCTGCGCTACGGGCTCGGCCCACGGCTGGCCCGGATCGAGCAGGCGCTCCGTGCCGACCCGCAGCTCTTCGGCCCCGGATCGCGCGTCTACCCGCGCTTCCTCACCGAGGACGTCGTACGCGGCGATCTGATCACTGAGGACGCCATCGCCCACCAGCAGATCCAAGACGGGCGTCTGATGCCCGACGAGTGGCGTATCCCGCGCGGCCTGCCGCCGCTGCCGAATGGCCTGGGGATGATCCCGCAGATCGTTCCGGTCGGCGGCGCGCCGAACCCCCCGCAGCCCGCGCAAGACACCAGCGGCGAGGAGTAGGAGCCGATGGACCTGACCCAGATGCCGGCGCTGCCGCCGGAGATTCAGCGTGTCCTCGACCGGGAGCCGCGCCAGGTGATGGCGCGCGTCCGGGGGCTGGAGCTGCGCGATGCCACCGGCACCGGCGACGGCTCGTACACCCTGTCGGGCGTCGCCGCCGTCTTCGGCCAGACCACGACGCTCTACCGCGGCAAGTGGTGGACGCTGGAGGAAGAGATCGCTCCCGGGGCATTCTCCGCCGTCCTCGCCCGCCCGCCCGATGTCCACCTCAACCACGGCCACGACATGCGCACCGCGATGGCGCGGCTCACCCACGGCGGTCCCGACGGCCCGGTCAAGGTCGGCGGGATGAAGCTGTGGGAGGAGGATGACGGGCTGCACGTCTTCGCGCGCTTGAACCCGGACCTCTCGCACGTCCGCGATCTCGCCGTCCAGATGGCCGATGGGGTCGTCGACCAGATGAGCTTCAAGTTTGAGATCGGCCGCGATGTGCTGCGCACCACGGTCGATCCCGCGACCGGCCACGAGACCGACCACTACACGATCATCGAGGTCTCAGAGCTTTACGACGTCTGCGTGTGTGCGCAGGGCGCATACCCCCAGACCTCGGCGAGCCTGCGAGCCGCCCTCGCAAGCCTTCGTCACTCCGGTATCGACCCGGAGGGCCTCCGGCCTCGTCACACCCCTGCGCGGGTGGGCGACCACCACGCCACCACGCCCCCGGCGGATGGCGACCTCGCGCGAGCCGCACAGCTCGCGGCGATCCGCGCCCGTGCGCGGGTCGCGTCCCTTACCACCCGGAGGTGAGCACGATGTCCACCGACACCCGCACCCCGCTGGAGCTCGCCGCCCAGCGGGTCAACGAGGCCGCCGACGCGCTTGAGGAGGCGGCCGGAGCCGAGAGCCCCGACAAGGACCTCATCGAGGAGCGCAAGCGCGTGCTCGACGAGGCGGTCGCCGAGGCCGAGGAGGCCCGCGCCCACCAGGATCGCGCCGAAGCGATCGCCAGGGCCCGCGCGTCCTTCCCGCCACCCGAGCGCGACGCCGAGCCCGAGCGCGGCCAGGGCGAGGTCAGGGTCGTCCGCGAGGAGCAGACCTACCGCCGCGAGGGCCGCCACAGCTTCTTCTCCGACATGTACCGCGCGCAGTTCCTGGGCGACGTGGCGGCGCAGGAGCGGCTCAGCCGGCACCGCCAGGAGACCGCTCAGCAGCGCGACGTCGGCACCGGCGCGTTCGCCGGCCTGACCGTCCCGCAGTATCTGCTCGACCTGGTCGCGCCTCTGGCGCGCGCCGGCCGCCCGCTGGCGAACTCGCTGCGCAGCCTGCCGCTGCCCGACAGCGGGATGGTGATCTCGATCTCGCGGATCACCACCGGAACCGCCGTTGCGGTCCAGGCGAGCGAGAACGCGGCGGTCCAGGAGACCGACATCGACGACACCAAGCTGGACGTGAACGTCCGCACCTACGCGGGCCAGCAGGACGTCTCGCGCCAGGCGCTGGAGCGCTCGGAGATGGTCGAGGACGTGGTCTTCGCCGACCTGGTCGCCGACTACCACACCAAGCTCAACAGCGGGATCGTCAACGACGACGGCACCTCTGGCACGCACCTGGGGATCCGGCAGACCGCGGGCATCGAGACGGTGACCTACACCGACGCGTCCCCCACGGTCTCCGAGCTCTACCCCAAGCTCGCGGACGCGATCCAGCGGGTGAACTCGCTGCGCTTCATGGCGCCGACGACGATCTACATGCACCCGCGCCGTTGGGGCTGGCTGACGGCCGCCGTCGACTCGGCCGGCCGCCCGTTCGTCGTCCCGAACCCCAGCGGCCCGTTCAACGCGGCCGGGGTCGGCGAGGCGGCCGGGTACGGCCAGGTGGTCGGAAGCATCATGGGGCTGCCGGTCATCACCGACGCCTCGATCCCGACCAACCTCGGCGCGGGCACCAACGAGGACATCATCGTCGTGTCCCGCGCCCCTGACCTCCTGCTCTGGGAGGAGGGCGACGGGATGCCGCGCCAGGCGCGCTTCGAGCAGACCTTGGCCGGCAATCTCACGGTGAAGCTGGTCGTCTACGGCTACTCGGCCTTCACGGCCGGCCGCTACCCGAAGGCGACGGCGATCATCAGCGGCACCGGGCTGGTGACGCCGACCTTCTAGGCGGTCAGCACCGGACCGGACCAGGGGCCCGCTTCGGCGGGCCCCTGGCGTCTCGGCATCACGAAGGGGATCCCACATGACGATGACCCAGGAGCAATCGGCCTCGTACCGGGCTGCGCTGGAGCGCGAGCGCGCCGGATACGCGGCACGGCGCGAGATGGCGATCGCGCGCAAGGACACCGACGCCTCCAAGGCGATGGACGAGCGGCTCCGGGCGGTCGACGCCGCGCTGGAGCGCATCGGCGCCAAGCAGTCGCGTCCGCGCGGCGGCGGTGCCCAGACGCGGGAGCGCTGACCCCACATGGCGGCTGTCGATCTCGTGACGCTCGCCGAGGTGAAGGCCCAGCTTGAGGTGACGACAAGCGGCGACGATGCCCTGCTGGGTGCCCTCATCACGGCGGCGAGCCGCGCGATCGCGCGGCGCTACGTGCGCGAGTTCGCTCCCAAGACGGCGAGCCAGACGAGGCGGTTCCGCGTTGAGGGCCGCCTGGTCGACCTTGCCCCCCACGACCTGCGCAGCGCGTCCTCGGTGACGCTGCACCCCGAGAGCGGTTCGCCCATGGCGCTGGTCGCCGACCAGGACTACGCCCTGGAGCCGCTCGGCGGATCGCTCGGCGGCTCGTACCTGCGCCTGCGCCTGTCCACCCGCACCAGCCTCGCCTCCGCCTTCGCAGACGCCTTCGGCTTCGCTCAGCTCGACATCGCGGGTGCGTGGGGGCTCTTCGACACCGTCGAGGTCCCGGAGGACATCAAGCGTGCCTGCATCGTGACCGTGGGCGCCTGGTCCGACCGGGCCGTGGCGCAGTACGCGATCGAGGCGGACGCCGGGTGGGAGATCCGCCCCGACCGTGCATCGACATGGGCGATACCGAGCGCCGCGCACCGGCTGCTAGAGCCCTGGGCGAGGGTGACGGTCTGAGATGGCGACCAGCACGATCCCTGCGGTCAAGGCGGCCATCGTCTCCGCCATCCAGGCGCGGCCGGCACTCGCGGGCGTCCAGGTCACCTGGGGCATCCCGCACGACGCCATCTCGCGCGAGTGGATCTGCGTGGGCGACGTGATCGGAAGCCAGGACTCGGCCGCCATCGGCCAGCAGCGCCGGGACGAGAGCTACACGGTGCAGGTCATCGTCAACGTCGTCCGGCCATCCCTGGAGCCCGCCCGAGACGTCTCCGAGCGGTGTTTCGTCCTCGTGGCCGAGATCGAGCAGGCGCTCCGGCCGCTCTCGGCTCCGCCGCTCGGCGTCGCCGACCTGATCTGGGCGCTGGTCGAGAAGACCGACCTCACCGAGACCTTCGACACGGACCAGCGCACGGCGCGGGCGACGGTGCACATCGCCTGCCGAGCGCGCATCTGACCCCCCCGGAGCCCGAGGAGGCCCACCCATGAAGCTCGTGTACCGAGGCCCCCACCGAGGGGTCTACGTCCCCCTGCCCGACGGCCGAGAGATCGAGGTCGCGCACGGGCAGGCCGCCGAGTTCCCGGACGAGGTCGCCGACTCCCTGCTGGAGCAGGCCGGCAACTGGGAGCCCGCGGAGAAGCCGTCGGCCGCCAAGGCCGCCAAGAGGGAGGAGTAGGCCATGGCGCTGCGCTCAGGGCTCGTGGCCCAGATCGGGTTCGCGGCCGAGTCGACGTGGGGCACGCGGGTCGCCCCCACGCGCTTCCTGGAGTTCGTCACGGAGGGCTTCCAGCTCTCGATCGAGCGCATCGAGAGCCGGTCCATCCGGGCGGGCAACCGCGTCCTGCGATCGGATCGCTGGGTCGCCGACCGTCGCGGCGCGTCCGGTCAGGTGGAGTGGGAGGTCGCCACCCGCGGATTCGGCCTCCTGTTCAAGCACATGCTCGGCGCCGTCGCGACGTCAACGCCTGGCGGCGGCGTCAACACACGCGACCACACCGCCACGCTCGGCGACATGGACGGCCTGTCGCTCTCGATCCAGGTGGGCCGTCCGGACGTCGGCGGGACCGTACGTCCGTTCGACTACACCGGGGCCAAGATCACCCAGTGGGAGATCTCGTCCGGCGTCGGGGGGCTTCTGGCGCTGCGCACCACCTTCGACGCGCGCGACGAGGACACGGCCCAGACGCTTGCGACCGCGAGCTACCCCACCGGCCAGACCCTCCTCTCCTACGTCGGCGGCACGGTGATCGTCGGCGGGTCGCAGATGGACCTCACCGAATTCAGCCTCCAGGGCTCCAACGGCCTCAAGACCGACCGCCACCTGATCCGCGCGAGCACCCTGAAGAAGGAGCAGGTCCCGGCCGAGATGGTGGACCTGTCCGGCTCCCTGTCGGCCGAGTTCGAGAACCTCACGGCGTACAACCGCTTCGTGAACGGCACGATCGCGAGCGTCGTCGCCAAGTGGGAGGGCCCGATCATCGAGGGCGCCCTGAAGTACCACGTCGAGATCACGCTGCCGGCGGTGCGCTTCGACGGCGAGACGCCCACGGTGGGCGGCCCGGACATCGTCCCGCAGTCGCTCCCGTTCAGGGTCCTCAACGACGGGACCAACCCTCCGATCTCGATCGTCTACCGCACCGACGACACGACGCCGTAGCACCGCGCGTGGAGGGACAGGTCTACATCGAGGGCCTGCGCGAGTTCCGGCGCGATCTGCGCCGCATCGACGTGCAGCTGGGGCAGGGCATCACGGACGCCCTGCGCGATGCGGCCGAGATCGTGGCCGCCGAGGCCCGGCGCCGGGCGCCGCGGGGGAGCCGGCCGATCCCTCCCGGTCGGCGCCCCCGCAAGCGGCTGGCCGACGCGATCCGTCCGCGGGTGCGCGGAGACGTCGCGCTCGTGGTGGCCAACGTGACCCAGCGCAGCGCGGCGTGGCCGCAGGGCTACCGCTACCCGCGCCGCTACGAGTACGGCGACCGCAACCGGCCCTTCCTGCGGCCGGCGCTCGCCGCCAAGCAGGCAGAGGTCGAGCGGGCCCTGGAGCGCCTGCTCGACAAGATCGGCGACACCTGGGAGGGATGACAGATGGCGGGAAAGATCGTGGTTCAGGGCGAGGCCTATGCGTTCCCGGACCAGCTCACCGGGCGCGAGTTCGGCCTGGTCAAGCAGGTGACCGGCCTGCGCGCCGGCGAGGTCGAGGAGGCACTCGACGCCGGCGACGTCGAGCTCGTCATCGTTCTGGCGGTCATCGCCATGCGCCGGGCGGGGAAGGAGGTCGACGTCGAGGACCTGCTCGACCTCCCGGTCGGCGAGGGCACCATCGAGATCCGCGACGAGGAGGACGAGGAGATCCCCCCGGCCGACGCCGCGGGCTCCTCGGAGGGCGCCGAGCCCGCGGCCGCGCCAGCGCGCCGGACCTCCAGGGCCGGGAGCAGTGGCACCCGGCGCTCGCGCGCGTCTACGGGCTGAAGCCCTGGGAGATTCCGGACCTCCTGCCCGATGAGTGGGACGCGATCGTGACCGACGTCGAGGACATGAAGCGGGCGGCTGAGTGAGCACGCGCGAGCTCAGCGTCCGCATCACCGGGGACCCGAAGTCCCTCTCGCGCGCCTTCCGGCAGGTCGACAAGGACATGGGCGGCATGGAGAAGGCCTCCATGCGCCTGCGGCGTGGCCTGGGCGCGCTCGGCAAGGCGGCCGCCGTCGCGGGTGCCGCTGCGGCCGCCGGCTTCGCCGTTGGCGTCGTCAAGGCCACCAAGGCCGCATCCGACCTGGAGGAGTCGGTCAACAAGGCCCGGGAGACGTTCGAGGCCGCTGGGCCCGCGATGGAGACGTGGGCCAGCACGGCGGCCACTTCGCTCGGCATGTCGAAGGCCGCCGCGCTGGAGAACGCGGCCTCGATCGGCGCGATGCTGAAGCCGATGGGCGTCGCGCCGAAGCGCGCCGCCGAGATGAGCCGCGAGATGGTCAAGCTCGCGTCGGACATGGCCTCGTTCAACAACGAGGACCCGACCGAGATGCTCGACCGCATCCGCTCCGGCCTCTCGGGGGAGTCGGAGCCGCTGAAGCGCTTCGGGGCCGTGCTGAGCGAGACCCGCGTGAAGCAGCACGCCTACAAGGTCGGCATCGCCGAGACCGGAGCCGAGCTGACCGAGCAGCAGAAGATCCAGGCCCGCTACTCGCTGCTCCTGAAGGACACCGCCGACCAGCAGGGCGACTTCGCCCGTACCGCGGACGGCGCGGCAAACGCCCAGCGGATCTTCCGGGCGCGCATGGAGGACATCTCAGCCACGGCCGGCCGCGTCTTCCTCCCCGTGTTCACCCGGGCCCTGGGAGTCGCCAACGACTTCCTCGCCGTCGTCGAGCAGCGCTGGCCGCAGATCCAGGCCGTGGCAGTACGGGTCTTCGGCTCCGTGCGCTCGGCCGTCGATCCGTTGGTCAACCGCTTCCGGAAGGCCTGGCCCGAGATCAGCGGCCTGGTGATCGAGCACCTCCGCGCGGTGTGGCGTTTCGTCCAGGACGTGTTCAACGATGTCGCTCCGATCATCAAGAGCGCCATCGACCGGGCGCTTCCCATCCTGGCCGACATGGCCAAGGGGATCGCCCGCACCTTCCGGCAGCTCCTACCCGTGGTGCGTCCGTTGCTCAAGGACCTCGCCGAGCTTGTGCGATCGGTCGTCGAGATGATCGCGCGCTTCTGGGAGCGCTGGGGCGACGACATCCTCGCGCTCGTGCGCCGCGTCTTCACGCTGGTCGTCCGCGTCGCCCGTCCGCTACTCGATGCCCTGCGCGGAGTCATCAAGACGATCACCGGCCTCATCGAGGGCGATTGGAGCAAGGTCTTCGGCGGGCTGAAGGACATCGCCGTTGGCTTGCTGAAGGCGGTGTTCCGCGCGATCAAGGGACTCGGGGGGCTCGCTCTCAGCGCGATGAAGAGCCTCGGGCGGGCGATCGTCCGCGGCATCGTCTCGGGGATCAAGTCGATCGCCGGAGAGATCAGGGACGCGGTGCGCGATGCGATCCTCGACGCGATCCCAGGCCGCGGGGGTGGAGGAGTGGGCCGGGCAATCCTCGGCGCGCTCGGGCCCATCGGAGCGGTACTCGACCGCGGCGGGACCGTCCCCGGCCGCCGCGGCCAGGCGGTGCCGATCGTCGCCCATGCGGGCGAGGTCGTCCTCAACCCGAGCCAGCAGCGGATCGTCGGCATCGACCGCATCATGGGCGCTCTGCGGGCGACTGGCGGCATCGTCGGCGGCGACGGGGCGGCGTTCGCCAGCGGCGGGCTCGTCTGGCCCTCAGCGGCCAGGTCCTTCATGGCCGAGGCCCGCGCCGCCCGCTACTCCCAGGAGCTGCGCGGCCGCCGCGAGTACATGGACTGCTCTGAGTTCGCGACCGGCCTCGCGAAGGCATTCGGCTACAAGGGTCCGGTGACCTGGACCGGTGGCGCGGTCGACAACTCCAGCCCGGCCCGCGGCGACGAGGTGATCGTCTGGGGCTTCCGCGGCATGAACCGTCCGCCCAGGTACCAGCACATGGGCATCCGGGTCGACGGCACCTGGTACGACTTCGGGGGAAGCGGGCTCGACGTCGGGGACTCGCGGTGGGACTTCCTCCGTGTCCCGAAGGGGCTGGAGGGCTTCTCGATCGACACCCGGGCTGCCACCTCGGGGCGCGGGGCAGAGCGCTCGGGGCGCGGGGCAGAGCGGAAGTTGTCGCCGCGCGAACGGCTCGCTCAGACGATCCGGGGTGCGGGCATCTCCTCGGGCGTCAAGGGCATCGTCAACCGAGTCCTCCAGGCCGGAGCCGACGTCTCGGCCGCGGTGGGCGCCCGCCTGGGCACCTCGTCCGCCCGCGGCGAGCGCGCGGTCCGCGCCGCAGGACGCGCCGCCGCCCGGCGGGCACGCGCGGCGGGGAAGCCGCCCGACCAGGTCGCGGCGGATGAGCAGGCGGCCGAGCGCGCCAAGCAGGGTCAGCTCCTGCGGGCCGACATCCGCCGTGTGAATGCGGCGCTTCAGCGCCTCGCCAAGCGCTGGGCCAAGCTGCGCGCCGATCTCAAGCGGGTCGGTAAGGGCGGTGGAGACCCCGCCGCGCGGCGACAGGCCCTCAACCGCATCCGAGCGGCGATGCGGCAGAACCGCCGCGAGCGCGACGAGCTCATCGAGATCCGGGCCGAGCTCATCGACGAGCTCAAGGAGCTGAACGAGGAGATCGCCCAGGAGCAGTACGAGGAGAACTTCGCCGGGGGGGACGGCGAGGGCCCGCCCACAGAGGCCGACTTCGCCGAGGCGGCGCTCGCGCAGGCCGCCCTCACGCCCGGCCTGGAGGACGACCTCTCCGCCGCCCGCACGATCGAGGACCTCGCCCGCCGGGACTACGAGGCCGCGCTCGCCTCAGGCGACCCGCGCCGCATCGCTGACGCGGCCCGCGCGTACCTGTCCGCGCGCCAGCAGCGCGAGTCGATCGAGGAGCAGATCAAGGCGATCAACGAGAACACCGAGGCCCTCAAGGACCTCAACCGCACCTTCGGCGGTTCGGTCGTCTTCGGCTACCGCGGCCAGGACTACGTGTTGCGCTCGCTGGCCCCGCCCAGCAGTGACCGTATCGTGGGCATGGAGGTATAGCTTGCACAGAACAGTTGGTAGTGATGGAACGACTATGCTAGTTTCGCCGCATGAGGAGATGTGGCGTGACGGGATGCGAGCGACCCGTCCAGGTGAAGTCCCGCCAGCTGTGCGGCGCGCACTACCAGCGTTGGCGCAAACACGGCGATACGTCGATCGTGAAGCCGCCCGGGGTCCCCGCCAAGAACCCGACCTGCTCGGTGGACGGATGCAAGCGACCCCACCTCGCCCGCGGGTGGTGCAACATGCACTACTTGCGCTATCGCCGTGGGCGCGGGGACGAGACGATGACGATGCTCACCGGCGGCTCGCTCTTCGAGCGGCTGTGGAGCCGGGTCGACCGCGGCAACCCGGACGCGTGCTGGGAGTGGGGTGGCTACCGGCAGCGCAACGGCGTCGGCTATGGAGTCATGATGTGGAAGGGGCGTCAGCTGCTGGTGCATCGGGTCGCGTTCTTCCTGGCCTACGGCCACTGGCCGAACATCTGTCGTCACCGCTGCGACAACCCGCCCTGCTGCAACCCGGCGCACCTGCTCGACGGGACCCGGAAGGACAATGTCAGGGACGCGGTGCAGAGGGGGTTCTGGGGCCGGGCGAAGCTCACGGAGGAGGACGTCCGGGAGATTCGCCGCCGCTATGCGGCCGGCGGAGTCACCCAGCGCGCGCTTGCGGACGAGTTCGGCGTGAAATCAGAGACCGTCGGCAACGCCATCTCTGGTCGCACATGGGGGTGGCTGACGGACTGAGGCGGGGTCGGTAGTGGGCATCACCATCGGTCGGCTGGCGCTCGACGACCCGGAAGCGTTCCCCGAGGCGGTCGGCGAGCCGATCGCGCGCGTCGGGGCCACGCCGGTCCCGGGCGGCCGCCAGGGCCTCTCCGTCTCGGCCGGACTCACATCCTTCCCGGCCGCCGCCGGGGGCACGGCCGCCGACCGCCAGCGCGTGCGCCGGCAGCTGCGGGCGCTCCTCAACAACCTGACCGCGCGGGCGCAGGGGCTCTACGTCGCCTGGAGTGAGGACCCCGAGCAGGACGGCTGGTACGTGCCGGGCGGGGCGACCTTCGACGTCGCCGGCGAGGGCGCGCTCGCCTCGGCCTTCTGGCGCTTCACCGGTCTGGAACTCGCGCTCCTCGGCCGTCCCCGCACCCACCGCCGGGCGATCGAGGTGCACCTGCGCGACCGGCGGCTGGCCACGACTCCCCGAGACACCCTCAAGCGGATCTACAACACCGGGTTCGGGACGCTGTCGGCGCTCCAGCTGGCGTGGCTGC